CTAGCAAGTCAGGTGGTCACTCTTTGAGGAATTGGGGGAATGAGTTGGGCTTTCCCAAAGGTGACCATTCTGACTTTTCTTGTCTGTCACAAGAGATGATTGACTACTGCATACAGGACGTAGAAATCACCGAAGCAGTACACCAGAAGTTAGTCAGTGGTATGGACAAGTGGGAAAACAAGGAGTGTTTGGAGCTTGAACACAAGGTTCAATGGATCGTACAGCAGCAGGAAAACAACGGCTGGCTTCTTGACCAGGACTTAGCTAACAACCTCTGTGCAACCTTTAAGGAAGGCATGAATGACATACAGTCCGAACTACAAGAGATGTTTCCACCCATTGTCGAAGAGAGGTATTCTGAAAAGACCAAGAAGCGTCTTAAGGACAAGGTTACGGTTTTCAATGTCGGTTCACGGCAACAAGTGGCAGAGAGACTTGAAACAAAAGGTGCAGTATGGACGGAACTCACGCCAAGCGGAAAGCCCGTTGTTGACGAAAAGACGCTTAAGCAGAACGATCATGTCCCTGAAGCGGCAAAAGTTCTGGAATATCTGTTGCTTCAGAAGCGCCACGCGCAGGTACTCTCGTGGCTGGAAGCTGTCCAAGAGGACGGTAGAGTACACGGAAGAGTCATTAGCAATGGTGCTGTTACTGGTCGCATGACTCACCAGAATCCTAACATGGCTCAGGTTCCAGCTGGCCATAGTCCTTACGGTAAAGAGTGTCGCTCCTGTTGGACAGTCCCTGACGGTAAGAAGCTCGTAGGTTTTGACGCTAGTGGTCTTGAACTACGTATGTTAGCCCACTACATGAACGATGAGGAATTTACTAATGTCCTACTCACCGAAGACATTCACACAAGAAACCAAATGGCTGCTGGGCTTGAAACAAGACCTCAAGCAAAGACTTTCATCTACGCTTTCCTCTATGGAGCAGGTGACGCCAAAATCGGATCTATCGTTGGAGGAAGCGCAAGAACTGGCGCACAACTTAAACAGAGATTCCTACGAAATACACCTGCTCTTGAAAGTCTACGAGAACACACTACTAGAGCAGCTCAACGAGGCTATCTCAGAGGACTTGATGGTAGACATCTCAGGATTCGATCTGAACATGCTGCACTGAATACACTACTACAGGCTGCTGGTGCTATAGTCATGAAGAAGGCTTTGGTTATCCTTGACGACTATGCAAAACAATGGGATATTGACTACAAGTTTATAGGTAACATACATGATGAAGTACAATCGGAGGTGGCTGAAGAACAAGCAGAGAAATTCGGTTGGCTTGCGGTCGAATGTCTCAAGGCGTCAGGCGTACACTTTAAACTCAGATGTCCGCTGGACGGAGAGTACCAAATCGGAACTACGTGGGCAGAAACCCACTAAGGCTAAACCATGAAAAACATCTACACACTAGTAGAAGACATCTATGACCTGGTAGAAACTAAGGAAGTACCTGAAGGCGTAGACATTGAGGAATGTATCGAAGTCTTTGGTGAAGGCGTTAAGCGTCTTATGCGCCACGAGTTTACACAGAAGCGTGACGACTCAAGGAAGCTACGCATGTCCAACATAGGACGCAGTGACCGCTTCCTTTGGAACGTCTGGAATGACGTAGAAAAGATGGACGACATGCAGGGTCACACGTACGTTAAGTTCCTGTACGGACATTTGATTGAGGAGATGTTACTTTTCCTTACACGAGCAGCAGGTCACGAGGTGACGGATGAACAGAAAAAGTGTGAAGTTAACGGTATTAGTGGCTCTATGGACTGCAAAATTGACGGCGTTGTCACTGATGTTAAAAGCGTGTCCACTTTTGGGTTTAGAAAATTCAAAGACGGAGGTCTCGCTTTTGATGACCCGTTTGGCTACGTTTCTCAAATTAAGGGATATGCAAGAGCAGAAGGCCAAACTAAGTACGGATGGTTAGCGATGGACAAACAGAATGGTCACTTGACGTACCTCATGTACGACGATGAGGACACTCAAGCACCTGTCCATGAGAAGATCGGTTACGACATTGGTGAACGTATTGACCACATCAAAGCAATGGTGGAGCAACCTGAGCCACCAAAGCACTGCTACCAGCCAAAGGAAGACGGCAAGAGTGGTAACATGAAGTTGGACACTGGCTGTTCCTACTGTTCCTATAAGAAAAACTGTTGGCCTAACGTAAGAGCCTTTGCTTATTCGTCAGGACCACGCTATTTAGTAGAGGTGTTTAATGAGCCGAAGGTCCAAGAAATCAGCATTTAGAAGCACGTTTGAAGAAGATGTCAGCAAGATACTTAAGGGTTTTGACTATGAGCCGTTCACAGTTCCATACGTTATTGAGCGTAACTATCGTCCTGACTTTGTTCACAATGCTTCTGGTACCCTTGTTGAGTGTAAAGGGTACTTCAGAGACGGAGACACCAAGAAGTACACCAGCGTCAGAGACAGCTTGCCTACAGGACAACAACTAGTGTTTGTGCTTATGCAGCCCAACAAAAAAATAAGAAAAGGTGCCAAGATGACAATGTCACAGTGGTGCGACAAAGAGGGAATACTATGGTACACGTTGAACACGTTGCAGGAGTTAATTGACTATGTCACTAACTTTGGGGGAGATGAAGGAAAAGCTACTGAAGCTGTATGATCCTGACGACTTATTGGAAGCGTTAGAGATTACTTCTGAACAGTTGCTTGACAGGTTTGAAGACAAACTAATCAACAGGTTTGACTTCTTTGAAGAGGAATTTAAAGAGGAAGAGACTTATGAGTATTGATGACGCAACTCCAGCAGAATGGGACGGCATTTCTATACTGAAGAAGCCAAAGGCAGACCCTGTAGAAAAACCAGATCATTACAACAAAGGTGCTGTCGAAGCGATAGAAGCAATCAAGGCGTCCATGCCTGAACACGAGTTCAGAGGCTACTTAAAGGGCAACGCATTGAAGTACTTGTGGCGCTACGACTACAAAGGAAAGCCAGTAGAGGACTTACGTAAGTGTCGCTGGTACATTGAACGACTGATAAAGGAAATAAATTAATGGACGCATACCAACAGTACATACACAAAAGCAGGTACGCAAGGTACTTGCCTGAAGAGCAACGGCGTGAAACCTGGGAAGAAACCATCGACCGTTACCTTAACTTCTGGATTGAGAAAGGTAGGCTTACTCTTGAGGAAGCTAATGGTATTTTTTCTGATATTCACAACCTAGACGTTATGCCTAGCATGAGAGCCTTGATGACTGCAGGTGAGGCTCTTGACCGTGACAACGTAGCAGGTTTTAACTGCTCTTATTTACCTATTGACCACCCTAAAGCTTTTGACGAAATGATGTACGTACTTATGTGCGGCACAGGTGTCGGCTTTAGTGTTGAACGACAGTACATTTCTAAGTTGCCGGAAGTAGCAGAGGATTTTCATGACACGGATACCATTATACACGTCGCTGACAGCAAAATTGGATGGGCTAAAGCCTACAGAGAACTTATTAGCCTGTTGTATTCAGGTCAGCTTCCAAAGTGGGACGTATCTGGAGTACGACCTGCAGGGTCAGCCCTTAAAACCTTTGGAGGTAGAGCGTCTGGTGCGGAGCCTCTTGTTGACCTCTTTAAATTTACCACAGAGGTCTTTAGGGCGTCTGCTGGACGTAAGCTTTCCTCAATCGAGTGTCACGATATCTGCTGTAAGATTGCACAAATCGTTGTCGTCGGCGGAGTTAGGCGAAGTGCTCTCATCAGTCTCAGTAACCTCACTGACGATAGACTACGACGGTGTAAGTCAGGTCAGTGGTGGCAAGACAATCCACAACGAGGACTAGCGAACAACTCAGCGTGTTATACTGAGAAGCCAGACTTTGAGGCATTTTTAGATGAATGGAAAAGTTTATACGAGTCCAGATCCGGTGAACGAGGAATGTTCTCTAGGATTGCAAGTCAAAAACAAGCTGCAAAGAACGAGCGACGAGATGCTACCTATGACTTTGGAACTAATCCATGTAGCGAAATCATCCTCCGACCCAATCAATTCTGTAATTTGTCAGAGGTTGTTGTCAGGGCGTCCGATAGTTTGTCAGACCTTAAACGAAAAGTACGTACTGCGACTATCCTTGGAACTTTACAGGCTACCCTGACAGACTTTCGTTACCTACGTAAAGTGTGGAAGAACAACACTGAAGAAGAAGCACTGCTTGGTGTTAGCTTGACGGGCATCATGGATCATCCGACGTTGTCGGGAAGGAGAGACAAAGGTGTACTCAAGACATGGCTTACTGAGTTACGTGAAGAGGCTATCGCTACGAATAAATCATGGGCTGACCGACTGGCTATTAATACTAGTTGCGCTATCACCGCCGTTAAGCCTTCTGGTACTGTTAGTCAACTGGTGGATTCTGCTAGCGGTATCCATCCACGATACGCACACCAGTACATCAGACGAGTACGAGCAGATGCAAGAGACCCACTGTGTCAAGTACTGGAAGCAGCAGGAATCCCCGTAGAAGACGATGTAATGTCACCCAGTACCAAGGTATTCAGCTTCCCTATAAAGTCTCCTGACGGGGCTGTGGTGGCGTCTGAGATGGGCGCAATGGAGCAGTTAGAACTGTGGGAGATTTATCAGGACTATTGGTGTGAACACAAACCGTCAATGACCTGTTACTACAGGGACGATGAGTTCTTAGAGGTAGGTCAGTGGTTGTACAACAAGTTCGATAAGATCAGTGGTATTAGTTTCCTACCCTACAGCGAACACACATACCAGCAAGCACCTTATGAGCCTATTGATGTTGAGACTTATGAGAAGTTAGCTGCAGAGTTTCCAGAGACAATCGAGTGGAACATCTCTGAAAACTCTGACATGACTGAAGGATCACAGACGTTAGCCTGTACTGGTAACAACTGCGAGATTTAATCGCTCAACAGAGCAATAAGCTCATCACCACCGGGAATACTTCGGAGAGTCTTAAAGTCTGATTCTTGTTTAAAGATCAGATCAGTTAAGTCTTCTCCGAAGTTTCCCATCAAACCTGCAGGAGGAACAAAAGATGTCATCAAATATCCTACAGGATCTTGTCTAAACTGAGCGTTTGAATAGGGATCGCCCAGTTTACCAAACGTAGCTACTTGTAGTGGTTGAGATAAAGCATCAATAACGACACCTTCTACGCTAGGTTCTTTTTCTTCCTTGCCTAGTAACGCTTGCGGTAAACCTCTAGCTTGATTTATTAGGCCGTAACCTAGACCAGCAAACAACATGTAATTAGCAGTAAACTTACCCGCCTCTTTATATTTACCTGCCGCAATGTTATCTATCATACCGACCTTAGCAAGTTCTGCTTGTTTAATAGCAAATCCTGTCAAAGCCCATACAGGTCTAAAGTTAGGGTTCTTTAAATAACCAAGAGGTCTGCCCGCTGCTGAAATAAGCTGTTGCTCTCCTAGCCTGCTGAACATACCGCGTACAACAATCTCTCTAGCTTTTTCAGGCATCTGCTCAAGCGGTGTTTCTTGTACCAAATGCTTACGTATCAACGCAACTTCTTCTGAAGAAAAGTATTTATCAAACTCTTTAAACTTACCTGTCTTAGCTGCTTTACGCATAGCGTTTAACGAGCCTCTAAGAACAATACCCTTTCCTAATCTGTCAGCATCTCTAAAGCCAGACCATTTAAACGCCTTGTCTTGATACCATTCTGTTCCTTTTTGAAGCATGCTTTTTTCTAAAGTTTCATCAAAGCCTGCTTGAAACTCGCCGATGTTTTTAGAGTTACCACCAATACCAAAATCTTGTATTCGCATACCTTCTCTTTCTAGTATGCCTTTCATAGTAGGAACAACACCGTTTTTCACAGCAGAAACAGCAGCATCGTGTAAGTTCAAGAATGCCGAATCAAACTGTCCTAAAGTACCTGCATAAGACTGCTTCATAAAAGCTTCTATTGCAGTATGAGGACGACTCCTTGCACCGATATAAGTAGAGTTAGCAAGATCAGCTACTCTCTTTCCAGTAACAGGAGAGTTAGATTGTTTAGTTACTGTCTTCTCCATTTCTTTAAAGAAAGCTGAAGTGTCTTCGTTAAGACCTAGACTGGGACGCATTCTAAAAGACTTAGCCAGCTCTATTAGCGTTTGTTGTTTTGCTATACGGCTTATCTGCTCTAAGATAGGGTTAGCATACTGTTCTAATTCGTCTATATCCATATCTTCAGCAGATCCTCTAACTCTTTCTTGAGCGCCTGCTTCAATACGCTTACCCATTTCAATATCAGGACCAAGACTTTCTTCTTCTATCTGCTCTCTTTTAGTACCTGATGCCCAGTAAACTTCGTCTTTTTGTACTTCTTCTTTAAAAATTTTGCCTGATTCTTTCTGATGTACTTTACTATCAGCAATAAGATTACGAAGAAGCGAGTTAGCCTCTTTACTCATTGAAGAACCTTCTCGTAAGATTTGCTGTAAGTTTTCAGGAGATTTGTTTAGATCTAAAAACAATCTTTTAATGTTGTCGTTGTTCGCCCAATCAACTAACTCAGCAAAAGAATCTTGAGTCTCGTCTGAATAATATTTATTTAAGAACAGTTCTTGTTTTCTACCAGCCGTTTCAAAACTAGACTCAAACAAAACACCTACCCGTGGTCCTGCAAACTTACTAACAAGTGCAGAAACAGGTCTAGCAAGTCTTTCAAAAGTACCTGCTGCGGCTCTAGGTTTAACATCATAAGCACCGCGCATAACAGAAACATCATACTGCATCAACTCTTCAAAAGGTTTAGGCTTTCTGTAACGTTGAGGAATGACTACCTGCTTTATTATGTCTTCAGAAACACCAGCGGCTCTCAATTCTTCTTTAACAAAATCCCTTCTTTGGGTCGTTGTTGCTTCTAATTTAGGAGCTTCAGGTGCTTTTTCAATTTTAGATTCTATTTGTGCAAGCTTGTTTTCAGCAATATTTAAGTTATCTTGAGCTTTTTGTATTCTAACTTCGTCACCAGACTCTGCAGCTTTTGCTAAACGCTTGTCTGCTTCATCAATTTTTTGAGCTGCTTTGTCCCATTGCTCTCCTAACTCTTTCATTCGCTTCTCATAAGCAGGCAATTCTTCAGCTTCCCATCGCTCATAAGATTCAAACTTAGGCCGCGCTTCTTCAACATCAAACCGAATTGCAGCATCATCTGCAAAGTCTCTAAGACCTTCTTCAGTTGTCAAATCAAAGTCACGAACTTTCTTGGCAGCAACAGCTGTAGGAGCAACTACAGGAGCTTTTGTCATTCCTAGTCCAACAATGTCTTGCAACGCTGAAGTTATCTTAGAAGGATCTCTAGCTACTTGCGCAAAGCCAGCACCCATTGTTGTAAGTTCCCCCGCTAAACGAGGAGCTAGTGCTACACCACGCTCTTCTACGAACTGTCTGTTAGGATCAAGGCGAGGATCTATCATAGCGAGTGCTTCACGGCCTGTTGGAACGTCTTGTCCTGTTGCTTGTTCATAAGCATACGTTAACGGAGAAGCAACAAAGGTAGCTATATCAGCCGCAGCACCAACACCAGCAGCAGAAAACTCTTGTATACCTTCTGCAAGATTTTCAAGCGGAGTATCTAAAGCTGCTTCCAATCTTTCACCAGCTAACTGCCTTTCTTTTTCTGCTTGAGCAAACTCTTGTTCTAAACGCTCACGTTCAGTAGTCTCCCGATAAGCGCCAAAGATTTCTTTAAGTTCTGCTTCGGTAGGTGGCGCATTACCAGTTAACGATAAAGTACGGCCAGTAGTAGGATCTGTTACTTCATAAGTAGGCATTATTTAATTTCTCGTACTTGGAATCCACCTATTGTTTGCGTTCCTTCCTCATCTACAGTAGGAAGATCATCAACACTTTCTGTCGCTTGCTCAAGAGCTTGAATTTCAGCTAACAACGGAGCGAGAGCTTGTTGCCTAGCTATTTTTATTGCTTCTTCTCTACTTCTATAAAAAGTATCAAAGCTTTTTATAGCAGTCTCTGTTGGTACATATTTTGCAACATAATCTTTTAATCTTTTAAGCCTGTCAGCTTCTCTTCTTTTATTAGTTGCTTCGGTAACAACAGATTGACTTAAAAGGTTGTTAATAGCATTAAACTCTCGAATAGCGTTTTCTTTATCGCCGCTGTTCCATGTTTCGCCCGCTTCAAAATTTGGTTGTTTTATTCTTGACAACCTTTCTTTTAAGTTTGTCTTTAAGCCTTCATCAATATTAGAATTGTTTATAGAAGATTCTAAATCAGACGTAGCTAGTGCAGTTTTTTTCTGGGCATCACTGTCTTGTTTTCTTTGTAAAGCATTTGTGTAATTTAAATTAGCCGTCTCTTTTCTCAGTTTTTCTTCTTTTATATCTTGAATTACTGAAGCAAAACCAGAATCAATTAAGTTTTGTTCAAACGCTTCTCTGCTGCTTTCAGGCACAGCAAAGTAAGCTTCTTGTAAAGCATCTTCTTGTTGTTCTCTTTGCTTTGTTTCTAAATTAATTGCATTAATTTGAGCAGAAACCCTAGCATTTTCTCTGCGTAATGCTTCATCTTGTTCTGCTTGAGTACGTCCTGTAATTGTAGAAGGGTCTACTCCAGCCTGTACAGCAACACGCGACATTATATTTTCTATACGGAGTTTTTCTTCTGGCGTTTTAGCTGCTTGTCTAGCCGCCTCTAAACCGCGAAGGCTCTCAAGAGAGCTTTGTTTAACAGCCGTTGTTTTTGCTGCTTCTGCTTGCATCAACTCTTCAGGTGTTTTTGCTCTTTGTGCCATAAACTCTGCACGTTCAACAGCGCCCATACCGCGAAGCTTTTGCATTTCTTCCTGTTGCTGTTGTTGCTGCCTACGTAATCCCGGAGCCGCACCAATACCACGCGCAGCAGTAAACAAACCCTGCTGATAAGAAGGCTGTAACAGACCTTGTAAAAATGCTTGTGAAAACTTAGCCATGATTAACCTCGTTAGTCAATTATTCCAATAGCACGACCGATTGAGCCAAGCCCTTCGCCTATATCGCCGAACATGCCGCCTAGATTACCAAAGCCAGTAACAATTCCTTGTTCACCTTGAGGAGTAAACAAACCTTGCAAGATACCTGAACCAATACCGCCTAGCAGGTTAGCACGTGCTTGCTCAGCCAACAGTCGAGCCTCAATACCAGACAGCGCAGTCTCACCAAACAAGCCTGTACCGTACAACTGAGCCTGTTGCTGTAGCTCTGCCATGCGCTGTGCTGGCTGTGTTGCTGCCAACAGTTGTGCCTGCGGTAGGTAGCTTGCACCTAGCAACTGTTGTCCCAGTGCTGCTTGCTGTGCTTGCTCTGCCTGAGCCTGCTGCATAGCACCTAACATTGATCGTGTACGTGCTTCTTCTTGAGCAGTCGCCATAGCTAGTTGCTCAGGAGTAGCACCACCAAACGCTGCTGATCTAGTACCAAGTCTGCCCTGCGCAGCTAGACGCTCTTCTAACGCAAGACGTTGACGCTCCTCTTCAGGACGCTGCGCTGCTCGCATACGCTCAAATATTTCTTGTTCACGAGCCATTGTAGGCATCTGAGCCTGTCCAAAGAACTGACCTGCACCGCCAAACAACTGCTGTTGTAGTGCCTGCTCAGTCGGAGCTAGACCCATTGTTGTCTCAACAGCACCTGTTGGTGTAACACGAGTACCTAGCTGACCACCTGTAGCAGTAGTAACAGTAAACGGTTTGAACTGAGACTCAGCTAGACCACGCTCTGCAAGACCCATAGCTGCTTGTTCAGCTTCACGACCAACATCACTAAGACGACTGTAAGCTTCTTCTGTCAACAACGTACCAGCAATGCCCGGCAGAGCAGGAGAAATGGCCGAACCTATTTGTCCAAGACCACCAAACAAGTTGCTCAAAAAACCAGCAGCTTCTTCTTGCTGTACAGGAGTAGATTGACCTGATCCCAAAGCCCCTTGTCCCGAATTACTAGTAAACCCAACCATCAGTACGTACCTCCGTCAATTGTTCCTGTAGACAGCGTACCTGTAAAAGTCAATGCAGGAATTGTCACTGTGCCTGTAAAGGTTGGTGAAGCAATGTCTGCCTTTGTAGCGATAGCTGTAGATATAGCGTCAAACTCTGTTTCAAATTCAGCGCCCTTAATGATTTTACCGCTGTCTCCGGAAGGTAGACTGTCTTTAGCGGCAAAGTCAGTGGTCTTAGTATAGTTACTCATAGTACTTTACCCATTAGTGCTAATACGTTGATCTCTTGGAGAGACAAACCTGAACCGTCTATGTCTGCTTCCAACCCAATTGTTATAACTCCACCGCCTCCGGTAGTGTTTATGCCACGGCGTGACGTAAGATCACCACCAGTAAACTCTGCTGTACTGTTATACTCACTTTCGTTAAAGTAACCTGTTACCTGATTACCTACTGTAAACTCTGCAGTCTGAAAGAACGTACCAAAGTCATAAGCCCACTTAAGAAACATAATGGCACTGTTAGCACCAACAATTGTAGGACGTAGCTTCTTAAGTATCTTCAGACGTGAAGGATCACCAAAGGTCAGACCGGGACTGTAGTACTTAAAACGATACTTCTCACCGTTGTCTCTGTAGCCGCTGTACTGACCTATGCCCTCAGTGTTACCAATTAGTAACGTACCGTCATCTTTTCTACCGTAAGCTGTAAAGCCTGTACCGGGCCAGCGTGTTACACGGTAAGCACCATTTTCTAGTGTACCTCTAACGTCAAAACAATAAGTAACATCTTGAGCTGTAAAAGTAATTAAGTAGAAGCCTTCTTCTGGACTGTATATTGAACGGTAAAACTCAGTTTCGTTCTGAAGCAAACTAATGATGTCCTTAGACACAGTGCTGGACAAGCTAGTGATAGGCATTGACTTTTCTTGTATTGTTCTACCAAAGCTTTTAAGACCAGTGTGTGACAAGAACAACACATCAGTACCAGTGTACTGCACAGTGTCACGATCAACACAACCAACGCCTGCTACAGTATCTGAAAGTGACATTGTTGCTGGTGCTTCAGCGCCCTGATATGCAATAATACTATGCTTACCAAAAATAATTAACAATCCGTTATGTGCTGCTAACGCTACAATCTCGTCATAACCATCAGGCCATACCTTAGATACGTCAATGCTTCCGCTAGTACCGCCAGACCAGTCATGTCCAATCAACAAATCAGACCAATAAATAGTAGACTTGTCGTTATTAATGTCTGCTGTCCAGAGCCGCCCATAAGCCGCTAGAACCTCGTTACCATACATAGCAGATGTAACACCAGCCGCACCAGAAACGCTGCTGAGCTTGACTACAGAGCCTCCTGTAGCGTCATAAACCAGTGGTTCGTTACTGCGCTGAAAGAAGTAAATCTTATCGTTGAAGTTAACCATCTTCCAGTTGTCAGAAGTAATCGTAACTGACACAGGTGTTTCATCAACAAGTGTTGTAGTGCCACTAAGAATCTTGTTGTTACCTACAGAGAAGACTTTGGTGTTGCCGGCGTTGTCTTCAAACTCTTTGATTGCTCTGATCTTTGCAGTGCCTAGTTCAGTCTTGTCTGTTGTGATAACATCATAACCCTTACGTGATGCAATACGACCACGCTTGTCAATCACTGCGTTATCAGCAATGTCAGCAAACGAAGGGTCTTGAGCCAACGGAGAATCTTCTGTGTTGATTCCTTTGAAGGCTGGAGCAACAAGATTAATACTTTGTAATTGTTGAGCCATAGCTACCTCACGGCGTATAGAAGACTACTTCTTCTGGGTGCTTCTGAGCATCTAATGCAATAGCGTCAGACAAGTACTGGTTCGCAATGTTGAAGTATTCAGGAGCAGACGTGCCACCTGTTTCACCACGCTCACGAGCCAACAAAGCAATAGCTAAGTGAATGATAGGCATAGTAGGTACTAACGTCTCATCACTGTCAGCAGACAAATCTGCACCGCGCTTGACACAGTTAAATCTAATTGTGTAAGCTTTGTCAGGTGTTGGATAAATATCAATCTGCGTATCACCGTTACTGTCAACACCGTTGTATGTATAGTACGTTGGAGCGCCTGTACGTGGCTCTGAGATTAAGTAAGCCTCATCAAAGAACGTAGCAGTCTTATATTCCATGAACAGATTAGCAGTATCGTTAAGTACGTTAAGTGCTTTGATTCTGTTTTGACTGCCAGTAAGTACATAGTTAAAAATGTCTTGCGTAGTTGTGATTGTTAACGTAGTACGCAGTGCTGACCAATCCCAAGCATCTTCTACAATGCGCTTCGCATCATTAACAAAGTCACCTACCATCTTTGCATAAGTGCTGTCCTGTACAGACGATACTTCTTCTTCACGAAGACGACGCAGTACGTTGTTAACCAAGTTAAGGTATGTCATACGAGCATTCCTATTTGTCTACCAATAATTTTATTTAATTCTGTCATAGCTGTTGTCTGTTCTTGCGGACGTAACGCAATAGGCTGTAACGGATCAAACGAGCTAAGTCCACGTAAGAACGGTGTAAACTCTGCTAACTCTCTAGCAGCTGGCTGAGTTACCATTCCTGTTAACAGACCACCTAGACCAGTACCGTCACCGTCTCCGTCACCGTCTCCGTCACCGTCTCCGTCACCGTCTCCAGTACCTTCTCCTTCGCCTTCACCTTCTTCACCGGCTTCATCAGCGCCTTCTACAGGTTCTTCTACAGGTTCTTCTACAGGTTCTTCTACAGGTTCTTCTACAGGTTCTTCTACAGGTTCTTCTACAGGTTCTTCTACAGGTTCTTCTGCGGGTTCTTCTACAGTAGTTTCAACTTCTGGTGTAGGCTCTATTGGTGTTTCTACAGGCTCCACAACCTCATCAATAGCTTCTTGAATTGGGTCTGGCTCTACTGGAGTCTCTACTGGTGGCTCTACTGGAGTCTCTACTGGTGGCTCTACTGGTGGCTCTACTGGAGTCTCTACTGGAGTCTCTACTGGTGGCTCTACTGGAGTCTCTACTGGTAGCTCAACAGGTAGCTCTACTGGAGTCTCTACTGGTGGCTCTACTGGAGTCTCTACTGGTGGCTCTACTGGAGTCTCTACTGGAAAATCTGTTATTATATCTGGAACATCAAAAGTAGGAGTTTCTGTTTCTTCTCTTGTTTCAGCTTCTTCTGCTACGTCTTCTGCGCCTAACTCAGGACCAGTATCTATTAAAGAAGGAAGGTCAGAGTCTTCTACTGCGTCTCCTTCAGCAATGTCCTCAGCTTGTTCAACTGCTTCTTCGTACCTATTTTGAGCCGCTTCTTCAATTTCTGTAGTCCATTCACGGTCTGTATAGCGTTCCCACTCTCTAATTAAACCTTCTCTAACTTCTGGATTAGTTTCTCTGACAATAGCTTCTTCAAGTTGCCCTCTTACAATATCATCTTCTTCAAAACTTACTTCTTCTGCTACAGATATTTCGTCTTCGCCTACTTCTTCAGTTTCTGTTTCAAGACCGCCTTCTGCAGGAACAGTATCAGCCAACTCAGAGTCAGCGTCTTGTAATGTATCTTCCTCAGCAATGTCTACTACTTCTGTAACTTCAGCTTCTGCTTCAGTCTGCTCAGATGGCTCTCCTTCTGCTTCAGGAGTAGCTTCAGCGCCACCGCCGCCTTCTTCTTCTTGTTCTTCTGGTTCTTCTTGTGGAGGTAATGTAGGAGGTTCAACTACTAACTCATCTTCAATGATATCTGGCTCTTCTTGTTCTTCTGGTTGAATCTCTTCAGGCTCAAAAGGATCTTCTGGCTCAGGTTCTTGCTCAGGTTCAAACAAGTCTCCGGGATCACCTGTTAGTAACGGATCAAATGCTACGCTTTCTTCTTCTTCAGCCTCAGCTAATGGATCTTCTACTTGAGTGTCATCGCCAAAATTAACTATTGTAGTTCCAGCTTCTTCTAATCCTCTTAAAATATTTGCAGCTTCAATAGCTGATGCACTATCTCCAGCATTCATAAGCTCTAAAACACGTTCAATGCTGCCAGAGTATTCGCCTAATGTACCTAATGTCGCCGCTTCTTGAAGAGCCGAAATTGCTCTAGGACCTGCTATACCTGTCATATAGCCAAGAGTAAGACTGTTAGCTAAATCCATTGCGGCTTCAAAGGCAGCGCCAAAAGTATCAGCACCCTCATGAACTTCAGTAGCAGTTAGCCCATTAAATACATATATATCGTTTTCACTAAGCCTAAACTGCGTCTCTATGCCTCGATCAGCAACAAGTTGACGAAACTCTGGCAATGCCAACATTGCTTCAAATGCTTCATTAGCGTCAGCTAAGTTTGCAGATTCTGCATCAATACGCGCACCAGAACCCATTCGAGCATCTTCATCTTCAAGCC